TGTCGTATACTTTTTCCCTCGACGCATCTTAATTGGGTGACACCCTGAGTTAGGTGCAGCACCCGCTACGGCGGGTGTTTCTTTTTGGAGGACTGACATGAAGATCGACTTTGAATTTGACACGCCGCATGGCTTGTTCCGTGATGCCCTGCACCTGCCGGATGATCACACGTTTACTGATGCAGAGATTGAAGCCATGAAGCAGCAGCGTGTGGACAATTGGATTGCTGTGGTGACTGCTCCTCCCGCTGAGGAGGTGTAAATATGGCTAACCGTTATTGGGTTGGTGGAACAGCAGCATGGGATGCTACTGCTGGCACTAAGTGGGCATTGACCGATGGTGGTGCAGGTGGGCAAGCTGTACCAACGTCTTCTGACGATGTGTTTTTCACTGCTACTTCGGGCGCAGTCACTGTAACGGTCAGCGGTTCAAGGTCGTGCAACAATTTAACTTGTACTGGTTTTGCTGGAACGTTAACAGGGACTTTAACACCCATACTGTCTTTCAATGGAAACGTTGTCATATCTACTGGAATGACGCTATCTGCCGTCAACTTTAGAAAATTGGGTGCAAGTGCTTCAACGTTTTTGAGCAACGGAAAATCAATTCCTGCTCTTGAAATTAACGGGTCAGGAGGGTCATTGACGTTAAGTGGCGCGTTTACTTCACCCGCAGCCCTTACGGTTACCGCAGGCACTTTTGATACCGGCAACTATGCCGTTACTGCTGCATCTTTATCATCCAGTGGTGTCACCGCTAGGGCAATCAGTCTTGGAAGTAGTACAGTCACTCTGAACGGAGCTGGAGCTTCCGTTGGATTTAATACGTCTTCAAACTTAACGTTTACCGCAGGAACATCTCAGATTAACATTTCTGGCTCGGGTAACGTAGTAATTAACGGAGGAAGCACCGGACAGACTTTTTACGATGTATCCGTAACAGGAACTGCGTTTACTTCTGTTTTTATGGGCGGTACTGGAACAAACACATTTAATAATCTATCAATTGCTGGCAGAACCTCGGCGGGTGTTACAGTATTTTCAATTTCTGGCGATTTAACTATTAATGGAACCCTGACAATATCCGCAGGGACTGATGCAACCATGCGGACGTTTGTTCGTTACGGCATCTTAGGAACAACTCGTACATTAACTTGTGCGGCTGTTGCAACGTTGACAGATATTGATTTTCGAGACATCACAATTGCCGGTGCAGCGGCTCCTGTCAGTGGCACTCGCTTAGGAGATTGCAAGGGCAATTCTGGAATTACTTTTCCCGCAGCTAAAACTGTGTATTGGAATCTTGCAGGTAGTAACAACTGGTCTGCAACAGGATGAACTCCTTCAATTTACAGTAACTGTACCAACAAATGTGGTTGCAACCAAATAGTTTGGGGTCAAACCAACATCAACAAAACTTCCACCACCAACAGGAGCCCACCCCCATTGAATGTCTCTTGATCCACCAGAGAGGCTTCCATTGGCATTTAAGCCAGAAGTCACATAAGTCGTATCCCTGCGGGGGTTTCTCAGCGCCTGCGGATCGTCTACAGGAAATGTACCAAGCATCAACTGCGGCTGGTCAGGGTCCCAGCACTCCGGGCAAACAAGCAGCTCATATTTTTTCTGCTTGATGATCTCCGTGCGCAATTGCTTGAGCTTGTACTGCTGCCCGCAGCGATCACATTCCGCAATCGCCTTTTTGCCAGATGCGAAACGATTTCCCATTAGGCACCGCCAATAAACTGTCGCCGTGGAACAAACCGAACTGCGGCCTTCTCGCGATCCTCAGAAGACGCCAAATCCCAAGCCTCATCGTATTGCTGCTTCAGAATCTGCAATCGCTCCATTGCACCAGGAATCTTCAATGCAAGGTGATACGCCAATCCTGCTGTCATGGCCTCATAGAAGCGAAATGGCATATCCATCGTATTCACGCCAGTCCCAGCATCTTGGATACGACGCAGACGCCAGTAAACAAACACATAGGGCTGCGAGTTATCCGGAACAGGCCACACGGTGATGCGCGGCGTATCAAGGCGCTCAATCCAAACTTGAATTGGACGGGCTTGCTGAAGCTTGTTTGGTATTGTGGCGTAGGTGGATACGCTGATCCGAGTAATAGTCAGGTCGGCTTGAGTTGACGCACTTCCGGCTCCGGTTCGGATGACATGCTCAAGCAAATCAACAGTGTCTTCTGGCAGATCGTAGGTTGCTGTTCCAGCCACAAGCGGAATCATGCCCTGCTCGTAGGTAAACATGTTCAAACCGCGATTCGCCCATTGCGAAAACATCAAATTCAAAGAACGGCTTGCCGTACGCAGGTCATAACCTGTACGCAACTCTCCACCAGCGCGTTCATACGCCTCCTCCACCAATTCCGTTAAATCCATCGAAAAAGATGCTGTTCCAGATGTCGTCATGCGGCCTCCACCAGTAAGCCCGCCGTACGGGTGCCTTTGCGTTTTGCCAAGGATACCGCAGAAATTGATACGCCCAATGCCGTTGCGGCTGCCATGGTGGTATCAAAAATACGACCGTCCGACAATCGAACTCGCTTGCCGCCCCCCATGCGTTTGGGGGCCATGTACGCCTCAACTAAATCACCATCCAGTATGCGTCTTTTCCCAACTGGCTTGTTGATGCGAGCAATAACCTGAGCCGCCTCAATGCGAGCTTTTTTCTCGGCTTGCGACAAGACTCCTCGCGTTGGGTTGCTTGCCATGTTTTCGGCAGTTGGAAGCGCCGCAACAGCAACCACATTTTTAACCAAACACAGCTTCGAAAAAACAAGCAGCGCCTCAACACATTCGGCATTGAATACCGACCACGTGTAGACATGCCTGCCTGTCTTGGTAATCTGCTGGCCGTCTGACATGCTTCCGCCGAATCTTGCAAACAAAGCAGCTACTGGTGCGCGGTCGCACATTGAAACCTTGGCATGGACGGATACGTAACCGGCTTTTGCAAGGTGCATAGAAACGCACCCCTCTCCATCAAAGAGGCCTGCTAGGTATTCGTCTGATGTTGCCATGATTTACTTCTTTGCGGTCTTAGCCGATTGGCGGAACGCTTGCGCGGTTGGTGCGCCAGCGGAACCTGGTTTGCGCATTTTCTCTCCAGAGCCAGCGGCAATCCGCTTTCTCTTTGCGTGGATGTTGTCATACAAACCAACCTCCCCGCCTTCGGCATACTGCGTAAAGTCGGTGTCATCCCGGCGAGCTTTACGCTTACCAGATGGCATCTTTGAAGGAAGAATGGCACCCATGCCACGACTTGATCTCATGGTTTACACCATCTTGCCGCGAGTTTTGCCGCGCTCTGCAATTCCATCTGCACGCTTTGATGCAGACACACCGCCGCCGGATTTCATTCCAGGCATCGGCAAAACTCGTTGCATTGGTCTGCCAGACGCGGCGTTCATTGGAATGTTTGGTGCAGCAAGCCCTTTTGCAGCACTCCGCATCTGGCTTGGATCGGCCATGCGCCCCATAACATTCCCGCCAATTGCCATCTTTTTGACTGGCAGCGCAGGCTTTGGGGGTGTGGTGCTTGCATCGTTATACGCCTTCTCTGCCTTGGCGCGATCTTTTGCATCCTTGGCATCTTGAATGGCTTGTTCAATCATTTCTTTACTCATTGCAAACTCCTTAGCAGGCCTTGCCGCCACGGGCCATCTTCACCATAGTGCCTTTTGTTTTGCCTTTAACAGCAAGGCCATCACGGCTTGGTGCGGCAGTCTTTACTGCGCCCATTTTTGAAGCCGCAACAGAGCCACCCTTCTTCATGCCGTACTCGGCTTTCTCATGCTTGATCATGGATGCTGGAGCACCCTTTTTCTTCATGAAATTGATCTCTTTTTTTGCCATCGCTTTGGATTCAGCCATATCGCCACCTTTTGAAAATTTGCGGCCCTTGTCCGCGTTGGAAAAATCTTTGCCCACCGATTGTGGAACGCCTACTTTCTTTGCAAACTTTGGACTATGCGCCACAGCACGCATGAAGTCTGCTTGCTTCTTACTGGTTGACGGCATTTCCACCCCTCAAATTGTCTAGCTTGCGCTCTATTCGGTCAAACCTGTCAAGCAACTGCTGCATGTCGGCCCTGAATTCACTGCGGGTAATGTGATCACGGGCAACTTCCTCACGGGTTCGATTGAGCAAAATACTCAAACGATCCAACTCATCAAATTTACCCTTGAGTAAGAAGCCCATCACAGCAACAATCGCGCTGAGCATTGCATTCCAAATCATCATCTCCATGACTCAGCACTTCCATCTTTTTAAAGCCGCAGCTTTGCGGGTTGGTTGACCTTTTTCGTCCTTCATTGGGCCGGGCATACCTGACATCCTGGCGCAAAACGAATCCTTGCGTGGGCCACCTTGAGGCTGTGGAGCCTTGAGGTTACTGCCTGTAGCCTTGTTTATCTTGGCACGGCCCTTGGCAGTAAGACCCGCCCCTTTA